GGGTATTTTCACCTAAAGGAGACACAAGTGTAAATAGTGGTTGGGTATTTTGTGGCTCTACAAATGTAGTTACTTTAGTTGATGAAGGCAGTTTTTTAACTGTCTCTAGATGGCTCCCACGTTCTTGGCAAAATAGTCAAGATGGTGTTGGCGATATCACAGGTCAGCCTGGCACTAATGATTTTGTAAGTATGTTATCTGGATTTGTATTTGAGTATGATCGATTTAGAGCTGAAACTAGTCTTCTTGCTCAAACCTCTAGTACTGTTAATTCCCCTACATCTCTACTTAGATACAAGATATTAGAGCTAGGATTTAATTATGAGCCTACTCTAGGTGATACCTATCATAGATCTCTTTATAATTCTGGTAATCTTATTAACTCAGATAAAGGAACTATTAAAGCACTTACTTCTTATATTACTGCACTTACTCACTGGGATAGTAAAGTTACTGTTGGTCATAATCTTATGTTAAGTTATAATGATTCTTCTTTTGAAGAAAGTGTTGGTAATTGGTCTACTTATTTAGAAGGTTCAGAAGTTGGAGAAGGCGCAGAAAGTGGAGAGGTGTCTAACGGCCCATTTACTCATCACCTATATGAAGATTCGTATGCTGAGTACGGGGTCACCATAACTCCACCTATTCCTCACGTTACTACTCCCGAGTACCCTCCTCGTCAATCCGGATACGGTGTTATTGATACAGCAAGTACTGGTACTTTCTCTATTTGGTTACCAGATGAAGACTTAAAAACAAGCACTTATGGAATACCAGTTAAACAAAATACAGAGTATATTTTTACTGGTTGGGTTCGTAATATAGGGGCTGTTACAGGAGCTGTTACAGCAACTATTACTTGGTACGATGGTGTAGGAAACAGAATTAGCAGCACTGCTGCCGGGACCCCACTAACTACCACATCTTCTTGGAAAGAATTTACAAGCATTAACACTTATGGGCGTAATGGTATTAAGTCTCCTAGCAAGGCAGTATTTGCTGGACTTAGTGTCAATATAACACCTAATTCAGCATCCCCTGGAAAGTTTGCTTTAGATATGTTAATGTTTTCAACACCAGATAAAAGTTACGAATACGAGGATGCTCGTAGAATTAATATTTATCTTAATGGAGAGTTAGAAAACTATATCCTTAATCCTTCATTTGAAGAAGGGGTAGGATTTTGGACAACTTCTCCTAATAGTTCATTTGCACAAGACCCTACTGTATCTCCTAATTCTGTAGTTATGCCACAATTAAAACCTCCATATGAACCTCATGCTCTTCCTGGACACGTTGGAGAAATTACTGTATTTCCGTATGATGGTGTTAGTTATAATAACGCTTGGGTTACTTCAGACTGGGTACCAGTAGAGGCTGGCCATAATTATACATTTAGTGCCTATGTATCTAGTGATGACACTATAAGTACTGCTGTTGCTAGAATTGAGTTTTCTAATAAAGCGTCACTAGATAAACAAGACCATGTACTTCTAGACGAAGAAGGACAGTACTTTTTATCGGAACCATACTATGTAGACTCAGAGCCATTTTTATTTACTGGAGACGTTCAAATAGATGTTGTATCTGGATTACCCTATGTTGTTCCACAAAAAACAAGAGTTCAAGTAACAGGTATTGTTCCTCAGGGCAGTAAAGATTCCGGACAACCTTTAGTAAAGGTGTCTGTTTATTTTCCTAACCTTCCTGATAATCCTCCGTATATGGGTGAAAGAACTATGTGGTTAGACGGATTGCTACTGCAAGATGGAACCTATGTTAAGCCGTATTTTGATGGAACTGGGTCACCTGATCCTGTAGACTACATAGTAGATCCTTATCTTGCTACAAAAGATTGTTCATGGGATACAGAGCTTAGAGAAAATCTTTTTGATAACCCATCATTTGAAACGTTAACTGGGTGGTCTGGGTATAACGTAACTAGCAGTGCATCTATTAGTTTGTCTAATGTATCTACCGCAGCATTTCCACCGGACAACTTTAACTTTCCAGCAAACTGGGAAGGTGGTCGTATAATAAATGATGACGGTTCTTATGGTGATATTGTTTACAATATACCTGGGGATCCTACTAGTCAACCAAAATTAACGTATTACCCACCTAAGTATGGGGCACATAACCTTGTGGTTAACTACGCACCAAACTTTACAACAACTGGTGCTTTAGTACCTAGAAGTTATTTTGGCGGAACAGTCACTGATATGCAAAATTCAGGTGCAGAAAATATTACCTCCTATATTGAAGGAACTGTTTATCATCTAAGGCCTGCTGTTGGTGGAGAAGATGTAACAGTATCTTTTTATGTTCGTGGATCAGAAGGAATTTACACTCTCTCTGCTTATACAGGAACTTTTGCAACTACCTCTGATAAATACTCAAAATCAATTGAAGTTATTCAACATGATCAGTATCAATGGATTCGTATTCAAGTCACTCGTCAAGCACTTCCTCTAGAAACATCTTTTACCGTACGTTTAGGTCATGTTAGTTCTGATAACTATTACGCCCCTGGAAAAATTCCACAATCTGGTTTCTTTGTAGTTGACGGTGCTCAAGCTGAATATGCTAGACAAGCCTCTGCATTTATTGACCCTAACGCAACTGATACTACAATTATTGCAAACCCTGGACATACATCTACTAATTTTTATTTAACTAAAGCACAGAACGTTCACGGTGGAAAGAGTAACTACATCTACCGATGGGATAGTAAATCTAATCGTCTTGCAGAAAACTTACCTCTTGTTCTTCCATATGGATCTACATGGGCATTGCATCGTGGTGAACCATTAGACACATATGTTGCAGAACTTACCGAGTCATTAATTCCTTCTGCATCTTTTGAAAAAGATTTAGGAAGTTGGGCGGGTGTGCGCTCTGCGATAAAGCGAGTCTACGCAAATGGATCTTTGTATCAAGATACGTTAGTTCATGGAACAGCTTATGCTTCAGTAACAACTACAAATACGTCTGGTTCTTCAGATAAAAGCTTTGGTATTTCCACTGACTTTATACCTGTTTTATCTGGTCGTGGATATTATGGTTCTGTAGCTGTACGCCCATCAAACTCATTTTCTACAGGAACATACAAACTTCGTGTAGACTTTTATGATGCCACAGCTCCGGGTGTTCTTGCTTTAGGCGGTACTCCGGTACCTCTTTATGCTAATGAACGCTATACAATTAACACAGCAGAAATTATTTCTGGAAGAGCTAATATAGATATTGGCTTTAACATATTAAATACTGGAGATACTGTAGAAATTATTGGGCTTCCTGCTCCATTCCTTTCTATCAATGGAACTCATACAATACTTGCTCCAGAGTTGGGTCAAGAGGCTACTGTAGTGTCAGTAACGGTGAGTGCAGCAGATGCACCGGCTGATACCGTTTCTGCTGTTCTTACCTCAAATGTTACAGAGTCAGTTCGTACATATGTTCAAACTATTACTAGAACTGATCGCTGGGCGTACATGGGGGTAGTTAACCCGGCGTCTACTACTCTTGGTGCAGCCTATGCAAAATTGAGTGTTATCTTTTACCCAACAGCATTTAATGCCTCTCAATCATTCGGAATTGACAAAGCTGTTTTTAGAGAGTAAAATAACAAGTATGGGCATAATTCTAATAGCAGCACTAGCGACGGCATTTATACTAACCGCAGTTGAAAACCTCCTCATTCCTTTAGGAAAATGGCGGGGGTTACTTGCGCTTGGTATATCAATGTTAGCGCTTATAAATCTTGAAGTCAAATGGTTGTACTTAGTTGTCTATGCCTTTGCGTCAACCTTTGTGGGACTCACTCTTTCTATCCTCGTAGACCAAATTTTTGCCGGTTCTACGCGTAGAGATTTACGTGATTTGCCAAGAAGGGTCGACGTACGCTAATATAGTATATAAGGAGGGTTATATGTTAAAACCTATTGTTAACCCAGGACTATCGTTACGTGCAAGATCTTTGTTCTACTACTTCCTTGAGAAGGGTAGACTCATGTCTGCAGATGAGTTATGGGCAAGTAAAGAATTTCCCGAGGGACGCGACGCTATTGTCAATGCCCTAAATGAGCTAAAAGCATTCAAGTACGTTCGTGCTGTTCGCACAAATGTCAATGGTCGCTGGGTTCACCAGCTTAAATTTACTGACGCCTCCCTAAAAATGTTGGGCAATTCCGTGCCCGGATTTTCAGGGCATATGTATGTCTATCAAGGTACGTCTGTTAATACTAGTACTAGTACTAGTACTAGTGACTTAACCACTAGTAGTAAGCATATAGATACAGTTACTAACGTAACTGTATCTATACCCGAGCAAGCTCGGGAAGAAGGAGAAGCAATGGCATGGAATCTTGATGGAGAAGAAGAAGCTCCTAAGAAGCGGGGCTTTGTTGAAGAACAAGACGCTGGCGCTGTCGGCAAGCTTGAAGACCGTCAGAAGAAACTTAACGCCAAGTACAAGCGGTCTACAAAGTCCGAACACGCTGGGCGTAACCGCAAGGATGTTCCAGAGGCTAACTGGACTACTACAGATTTAATCGCAGAGTTCTATGCGCTAACTGATGAAAAGATTCCCGGTGTACCTGGGCAAGTCAATCAGATTCGTATGGCAGGTTGGATCAATAAGCAGGTAGGGCTTGGCACAGAGCGTTCAGTAATCCTTGCAGCAATCCGCATGTTCTTTGCGGATCCACGAATGCTTCACGATGCTGGTGTGGGAAAACCGCTCTACCAGCGGTTCTTTGGTTACTACCTAACAGTTCACGGGGTTGTTACCAAGAAACCAACAGTTTACGAAGACGAAGATTTCCTAGCTCACCAAGAAAAGATGTTACGACTACTGAGAGGCGAATGATGTACGACTTACGCAGCATCGCACCTAGTCGTCGTTCTCAGATTATGACAGCAGGCCTCCCAATGAAAACTATTGGTATGGAGTTCTCAGATTTGGCCCCATCTCCAGCTTTGGAGATTGTTAAAAACTGGGTAGCTTCAGTCATAGAAGGCAATGTGATTCAAGCAGTCGGAAAAGCCTCCTGCGGCGTTGGATTGCTCCTGGTGGGTAATCCAGGTCACGGCAAGACTACTATGGCCTCTACGGCCCTGCAGGAGCTTATTAGGGGTATTCCAGGGGACGCCTCCGGTGTACTGCCAAGGCACTTTGGGGCGTTTATGGACTACCCTAAGTTTTTAAGGTTACAGCAGAAGAAATGGGACGATGATCCAAATGATCAAAGTGACATTTCCTTCCAACTTGACAGCATCCGGGGGGATGCTGGTACTATGAATAATACAAGAGTATTTATTTTAGATGACCTAGGTAAAGAGTACCGAACTCAATCAGGTTGGTCAGAGAATCAGTTTGATGCATTGTTGCGTTCCCGCTTTAATGCAGGGTTACCAACAATTGTTACAACAAACGTGCCAAAACGTGATTGGGGATCAATTTATGGAGAACCTATGGGTAGTTTCGTAAACGAAGCGTTTATTCCAGTTGTAGTATCATCTAGTGAAGGGGACCGTAGAACAAAATGAGAGAGACCACAATGACTTGGCAAACTACGCAGTTGTTCTTATCTGTTACTGGTGTGCACGAAGTTCAAATTAATCTTGATACACAAAAACTTCGCTGTAACTGTCAAGGGTCAAGTTACCGCAGTTATTGCAAACATATGGTTTTTGTTGATAGACGTATGGAGCGAAACGGTGGGGTTTACCCTGTTGAGATTTCTGACAAAGCAAGAATTGAAGACGCTACAATTGCTAATTTAGATCCGGAAGCTTTTAGA